CAGCTACAAGAAGCACAGCAAGAAACATCACAAGATAAAGTTCCTCAAGAGGAAAACCCCAAAAAAGAACCTGTAATGTATGTAGGAGAACCAGTTGTAAATGAAAAATTCTTTTTAAGACCAGGACAAATTTTTATGGAAATACCAGCCTATGTAAAAGATGAAGAACTTAGAAAACAGTTTGTCCCCATTTCACAGGTTAAAAACAAACAAAACAAGTAGAGGTAAATAAAAATGGCATATAGAAGAGGCGTATTTGTAGAAGAAATACCAACAAGCATACTTCCACCAGTAAGAACAGGAACAGTTATTTTTGCAGTAGGAACTGCATCAGCGGGACCTATAAATGAGCCAAAACTAATTTTTACCTATGATGAGTATGTAAATACCTTTGGATACAACGGAGATTACTCAAAATACACCCTTGATGAAGTTGCAGATGTGGCGTTTAAGTATGAAAAAATATCTCCAGTAATATTTGTAAATGTATTTGACCCTAAGATACACAAAAATGCAAACGGGAACCCAGACCCAACAGTGGTATCATTTGCAGATATAATCGGTGGAATAGACCCAACCACAGGCAAAAAAACAGGACTTGAGCTTGTAGATGAAGTTTATCCAAGATTTAGAATACTCCCAAGCATAATAATAGCTCCAAAATTTTCTGCAGACCCAGCAGTGGCAACAGCTATCAATGCAAAAGCAACTCTTGTAAATGGACACTTTAAAGCAATGGGATATATAGATGTAGATGTAAATCTATATACAGACGCTCCAGCTTACCTTGTAAACAATGGTCTGAAATATCCACATCTAAAAGCACTTTACGGCAAAGGCTTACTTGGGGAACAATTTGTAAATCCATCCACTCTGGCAGCTTGTAAAAAAGCCAGAATTGATGCAGAAAACTCAAACATTCCAAATCAAACTGTATCAAACAAGCCACTACCTATAAACGATGCTACTATACACCTTGGACTTGATGAAGCTAACTATTTGGCAGGCCAAGGAGTAGTTCCTCTTTACAACAATGCAAACGGCTGGGTTTTCTGGGGAGCAAGAACATCTGCATATCCAGCATCAACAGACCCGAAAGACACATTTGACAACATAAGACATATGTTTAACTGGCTTGCAAATGAGTTTATACTCACCCTTAGTCAAAAAGTAGACCAGAACATCACAAGAAGACTTATAGACACAGTCCTGCAAAGCTATCAAATAAGACTTGATGGACTTTCAGCTGGAGAATACATACTTGGTGGAAGAATAGAGTTTATACAAGAAAGTAATCCAGAAACAGACCTGCTTGATGGAATACTTAAATTTAACCTTTACTTTACACCTCCAACGCCAGCTAAAGAAATAATAGGCTTGATTGAGTATGACCCTGATTATTTTGAAAACCTATTTAAATAATGACGGAGGCTAAAAATGGCAAAAATTAAAAACTTTTTACAAAATGCAAAGGTGTATCTGGAAGGAAACACACTTATAGGAGTGGCAGATGTAGACCTTCCAGATGTTTCATATATGACAGAAAAAGTAAAGTCCCTTGGACTATCTGGAGAACTTGAGATACCTGTAATAGGACACTTCAAAGAAATGAAAGCAAAGCTAAAATTTACCACCACAACAAAAGACTTTGGAAAACTATTCCAGCCAGAAAGTAAACTCATTCAAGTCTATGCATCACTGCAAGAGTATGACCCATCAAGCAACAGTTATAAAGCAATAGGATACAAAGCAGTAATGAATGTTTTACCAATATCAAACAAAGCAGGAAAAGTTGACATAGGAAAACCAATGGACAGTGAAATAGAGTTTTCTGTTTCAGCTTTCAAACTTGAGATAGACGGCAAGAAAATTTACGACATAGATATTTTAAACCTAAAGTGTGAGATTGACGGCAAAGACTATTTATCAGATGTTAGAAAAAATCTGGGAATGTAGGAGGAACTTAAATGGAAAGAAGAGTAGTAGAAGAATTTAAACTATCAGACGGTAGAACAGTAAAAATATACGAAGGAATAGGGGAAGATTTCCTTCAGGCAATTGAAATAGCAGAAGCAACAAGTAAAAGTTCTATAAAAGAAATAACATTAACTTTAATGGAACTGCTTGTTGAGGTGGATGGACAAAAACTGCCAGCAGAAGAATTTGCCAAAATGCCATTAAAGGACTTTATGAAAATTTACGCAAAAGTTGGAGAAAATTTGTCTTAAGGGGAGAGTTTTCCCCTTTGGAATTTTTATACTTTCTTCTTGAAAAAGGTTTTTCTTATACAGAAATAAGGCAGATGAGTATAAAAAGATTAAAGCTTGTCTTAGAAGAGTTTGTGAAAATAGAAAAAGAAAATCAAAAACAAATAGAAAAATTCAGTGAAGATAAGGATACTTAAGTTCCTCTTTAGTTTTCGTTTTTTTGGCATTTTTAATTACATCATCTATATAAGAGTTAGAAGAGGTAAATAATGAAGAAACAAAAGAAAACAACATTAAAACAGCATAAACAAAAAGCAAAACACCAGCCAAGGGTAATATCAACCACCATAAAAAGTAAGCCAGAACTATCAGCAATAAAGCAACCATACTATTAATATAAAGCGAGGTATAAAAAAATGCCAACCCCTTTAGAGTTAACAATAGCCCTCCAGCTTGTAGACAATGCAACAAGAAACATTTTAAAAACAAAAGAAAATATAGATAAATTCAGTAGCTCTTTAGAAAAAGCAAAAAATAACGGAAACTTTAGTAATATTAACAAATCAACAAATAATCTTATAAAAACATTTAAAAAGTTAAACAACACCATAAAACAAACCTTTGACCCCAAAAAATTAGATGAGTTTTCAGAAAAGTTAGAAGATTTTGCAGTAAAAAAAGCAGTTATAGCCGCTTCAGCATTTGCAGGAATAAAATCAACCATATCAGCTTTTTCAAACCTTGAACAGGCACAGGTTGAAATGGAAATAGCCTTTATGGAAAAAGGGGGCAAAATCCCAGAGCAACTTAAAGAAATAAAAAGGATAGCCAATATACTTGGAACAAAACTGCCCGGCTCAACAGAAGATTTTTACAGATTGGCACAAGCATTAAAAGAGCAAGGATTGGCACTAACAACTATAAAAAATGGAGCATTGGAGGCATCGGCGTATCTCGGGGCATTGTTTAAGGTAAATTACAGTGAAGCTGGAGAAATGGCGGCGAAGTTTCAAGAAGCCTTTGGAATAGCAGATAAAAACTTGGTTAGATTCATAGACAGCTTGCAAAAGTTTAAATTTGCTTTTGGTCAAAACTTAAATGACATAAAATATGCAGTTCAATATATAGGCTCTTCATTACAAACACTTGGTATAAAAGGATTAGAAAACTCCAAAAAGGTTTTTGCATGGATGGGAATTCTTGGCTCTATGTCAATAGAAGGTTCTATGGCAGGGACTGCTATACAATCAGCATTGCAGGGAGTATTAAAGTTTAAACAGATTTACACAGCTACAAAAGGAGAGCTTGCAGACATAAGAAGACTTTTTGAAGAAAAAGGAATTGAAATAAAACTCTTTAACGAAGAAGGGAAGTTCTTGGGACTTGATAATTTCTTTAGCCAAATAACTCAATTATCCAAGTTAAACAATCAAGAAATGATGATGGTAGTTAAGAAAATATTTGGAGATGTAGGTTCAAGAGCTATACTGCCTTTATTGCTTAAAACTAAAAAGACATACGATGAACAAAAAGAGTATTTGGATATGCTCTTAAAACAAGGTGTTATAACGCAGGAAAAATATAACGAACTTCTACAAAAAGCAAAAGAAGGAAAATTAAATACAGCAATAGAAGAATCCATTCAAAAAATGGAGCAACAAGCATCTTTACAAGAAAGAATATCCAAACAATTATCTACCACAAAAGCAAAATGGGAAGCATTAACAGGAACTATCTATAACATTCAAGCCCAGATAGGAGCTTTATTTTCTCCAATTATAAACAAAGTGCTTGACACACTTAATAATGCAGTTGGAACAATTTCAGAATTTATAGCCCAGCATCAAACAATAGCAAAACTCTTAATAACTCCTGTTTTTTCAATAGGAGGTTTAGCAATTGCAATATCTGGATTGGCTTTAGCTGGAGGACTTGCCTTAAAATATATCTCTTTTTTAACGGAAACTTTAAAACCGCTGGAACTTGCCTATAAAAAACTATTTATCAGAACAATAGAACTTAACACAGGATATACAAAACAAGTGAAAGAGGTAAACTTGCTAAATGAAAAACTACAACAGTTAAAACAAATTAGCTTAAAAGATATTTTAGATAAGACAAAACAAATAGCAATAAACACTTTTGAAATAAGTAAAACAAAATTTACAAACTTTATAGATGCTTTGAAAAGTATGCCGTCTAAAATAGATGATATATCCCGCAGTATGTATGCTTGGGCAAGAGCAAACTTATTTACCCTTGCAGGATTAAAAA